AGCTGATCGACGCAGACCATGACGAATACGCGCACATGTGGGGCATGCTGCGCCGCCAGAATGAAGTGCAGCCCAATGTGCTGCTATCGAAGATGACGGGGCAGATCTATTCCGACCTGATGGCAGAGAAGGAGTCGACGGATACTGTCATTGTCGACGTGGGCGGAAAGCACTCGCCTGAACTGGTGTTTGCGGTCGGCGCATGCGATGTGCTGATTTTGCCAGTCAGGGCAGGGCAGTTTGATGTGTGGAGCTTGACCGCTATGTGCCAGATGGTCAGTGAAATGCATGCGAGCGGTAAAACGTTCCGCGTGCTGCCGATCATGAACGCCATCAGCCCGAACGCTGGAAGCAGTTTGACACAAGGGCTTCGTGGAGAACTGGATCGGCTGAAACAGCATTTCCCCGTCGAGCCGATCCAGATCGTGCAGCGAGACGCGTTTTCGTGGGCGGCCGCCGAAGGGAAGGGTGTATGCGAGCTAAAGCGCAACCGTGACACAGAGAAGGCGCAAGACGAAATTGATCGGCTTTATGCGGAGGTGTTCCAATGAACACGAAGCGAACTTTCGCCGGCGTTCCGGATGCCATCGCGAAGATGGCCGCAGAGGCCCCTGGCGGGTCTGCGGCAATGCCCGCGCCCGAGACAATGCCCGCGACCCGAACGGCGGAGCCACAGGCCGCGTCGGATCTACTTGCGCGCCCGATGTTCCGTGAGAGAGAGGCCACGCAGAAAATGACCGTCAATATGCCGAAAGGTTTGTATGAAGAATTGCGCGCGTACATGAAGCTGACGGACACGCCTATGTCTGACGTGCTGGTAGAAGGCGCCCGTCGCGAGTTGGCGAGGCTAAGAAAGGATGGGCGGGGATGAAAACAAAGATCGACACGACGTTCCAGACAATGCAGCGCGACCTTTTCGAATCAGGGATCGCCGCGCAGATCGGCATGAGCGCCTTCGGTCTTTGGCAGGCTATCAAGAGCCATGCCGACTTCGATACCGGCGAGGCAGAACCGGGTATCCGACGACTAGCAGAAATGACCGGCATGGGAAAGAGCACAGTATCAGAATGCGTGAAGATCCTTGAGAAGCACAAGATGCTTAGGGTAATCACGAAAGGCAAAGGAAAGAGCGGGACTCTATACGTCGCTCGTGAACGACTCGACATACGGCTTGGCACCAGGGTGCTTTGCACCATAGTGGTCGACTACATACCGATCAGGATGGGGGAGCGTCTGAAGGCTATTAGCGAGGCTGTGAATGATCGCGGCCGTGTCGATGCCGAGGCGCTCACAAACTGCGAGATCATCCCTGGAGACGGGTTCAGGTGGGACTCCAATGAAGGCGTACTGAAGGCCGCATTGCCGACACCGGAACTTATACCGCCGCCAGATGAGATCGACGAAGATTTCGCGCACCCTGCCGTGCGCCGTCTGATGGACACGCGAAGGCGCATTGCGGCAGCTCCGAAGGATATAGAAGAGATATAAGTATTGTTTTGTCCGGCCACAGGTACGCTAAGCCGGTTTAGAGTTCGGCCACAGGTACGCTAGGAAATTTAGCGTCCGCCGTCAGGTACGCTAAAAGTTATCCACAGGGCCGAAGTGTTCGGCTACAGGTACGCTAAATTGTGGATTGTGGTCCTGCTGCCGGACACCGAGCGTTCATCCTCATGAACGCAAATGGAGGCTACATGCAGATCACTGGATGCTTGCGATCCTGCGGAAACTGTATTATGGGCTGCCCGTATAGCCGACAAATTTCCGGGTGATAACTTTTATTATGTCAAGTGGCTGGGTAAACAGGACCGACATCGAACATGAACAGATTCAGGCGAACATCGGAAAGCTCATGGCAGAGACTATGAAGCTGAACGCCGAAGCGGCCAAGCTGCAAAAGGAGTCGCGCTGGTTCCCGGTGATTTGGGCGACGGCGTTTGTTGCCGCGGTGCTGACGCTCGCCAAGTTCATGCACTGACGACGCGCCGCTAGTGCGGGCTGATCGAAGCGTTTAGGCGTAGAAGAAACGATGGTAATGATCGACACATTGCGGCTGTCAAAGCGGTTATGCGACGAGGCCGGCATGTCGCCGGAAGAAGCCGAATCGACGTCAGGCATCATCAACGACGCTCTCGCCGATATGTCGGTCGCAAAGGCCGATCTGGCGGCGGCCGAGACACGCATCAAGGCGCATATCGACCGCGCGCGCAACACGCAGATTGCGTGGACAGTCGGCGCACTCATCGCCATCGGGTTGATGCTGCACTTTTTTAGATAGCGCAGTGACGGAGATCACACAGCAGGACGGGCTTTCGGGTTTACGATTGTCCGATTACATCAAATACGGGGAAACAATGAAAAGAATCGCAACCGCCATTGCGGCAGCGGCACTGCTGTCGGCATGCACGCCAATGCCGTATCTCAATTTCTCAGTGCCGAATGTCGCCTACTCGAACCACAAACTGGACGCAGATCTTAAATCGATGACCGTCACGGTAGCGCGCCCTGACGAGGCAACAGGACGGATACCGTCTGGCATTGAGGGTGTTCCAGGCTTGTGGCGCGCATCCATTGTTGAATCGACCAACAAGATGGCGATTTTCAAGGACGACGCACAGAAGAAGGTTAACCTGTCGGTCACGATCCTGAAGCTCGAAGTGCCGCGCGTCGGCCTGTCGATGACAACCGATGTCGAGGCGCGATATGAGATTCAGGATCGCGCCAACGGCGACATCATTTACTCGCAGAACATATCGTCGTCCGGCACGGTGCCCATGGAGTACGCATTCAGGGGCGCCGTGCGCGCCCGCGAATCAGTTAATCGGGCTGTGCGGAGCAATGTATCGCAGTTCCTTCAATCCCTCCGCGCGGTCGACCTGAAAAGGCCCATGTCCCCGAGCGAAGCAGCGTCGAAATAATGATCGCGGAGGCGCCCCGCCTCTCCGCCGGAACGGAGTATAGTTTTGGCATGAGCACACCACTTGACCCCCTCATTTCCGAGTTCGCGACGGCGGAAGAAGCCGAGGCCTACGATGCATGGTTCCGCTCCAAGGTCGATGCGTCGCTCGCAGATCCGCGTCCCGGCATCCCGCACGACCAGGTGATGGCGGAAATGCATGCCCTTATCGACGCCACCACGACGCGCCAGGCATGACGCTGCCGATTCTCTGGAAACCGCAGGCCCGCGAGGATCTTGCGAAAATCATCGCCTACGTCGCCGAGCGCAATCAGTTTTCGGCACTTGCGCTTCTCGAGGCCATCGAGGCCGCGACGATACCATCGGCGTCTTACCCCTACCTGTTTCGACCCGGCCGCGTCGCCGGCACGCGCGAGATCGTCGCGCACCCGAATTACATCGTGGTCTACCGCGTGACTGCGTCCACCATCGAAGTCATCAACGTGATCCACGCGCGCCGGCAATATCCCGGCTGAGCCTACTTCGCCGACTCGATGAATCCCCGCTCCTGCATCGCGCGCACGTAGTTCTGCAATCCGACCAGCTTGTCAATCTCGCGCTGATCGTCGCCGGCTACATCTGCAACGCCGTCCGCAGCCGCTGGAGCGAGGTCTGCGATGGCGGCGGGACCATCAGCGCGGCCGGCGGCGCTGGCGCTTTGGCCTGTGGCGGCACAACTGGCAACGTGGACGCGCACCCGGTCAGCACCAGAAGCAAGCTGAGCACGCAAAGTAAGAATGTCGTTCGCATGGCGTGAAACCTCATCCGTGAATTGTTTGTCGATAGCCGCGACCTTGCTTTCTGCGGCCTGCTGATTGGTGAGCGCGGCGGATAGCGCTTTGGCATGCGCCGCCTGCTCCTGCGTTTTCTCTGCCGACCACTGCGCGTTGACGTGTGCGGCGCCCTGATGCCAGCCGAGCGCGAACAGTGCGCAGATGACCAGAGCAGCGAGCGCCGCGCGCCAGTGAGCCGCAACGAAGCGGCCGATAGATACGAATGCAATCATGTGCTCTCCTTTGATACGTCGGCCACAACTGCGGCAGGTTTGACGCGTTGAGATACGCCGGTGGCGATCAGCAGCGCACTGAAGCCGGTCGCATACTGCACTAGGTCAAACCTCGGCAGCCACGCGGTGAACTGGCTCGTCAGATACAGCGCCATTCCGATAACGAAGCCGAGCGTGCCCGCCACACCAGTCAGATCGAAGTCTTTGCCGAACTCGTCGGTCGAGCAGTCACGCAGAATTTTGCGGATGAGTGCGAACATGGTTACACCTGATCGTGGTGGATGACTTCGGTCGGCGAGAACATCGCGCCGTCCTTGAGGTAGCGCTGCATGCGCCAGAGCGGGTAACTGATGTTGTGAATCCCCGCGTCTTTGCCTGTGTGGTGAAGCTTGCACAGCAAAAGTCCCTGCCCGCTCGGGCTCATATCGTCGACGAACGAGTAAGGGTCAGCGGGGTCGAACTTATCCCAATCGAAGTGCGGGAAATCGGCCTTGACCAGATCCCACTCGATTTCTCCCTCCGCAAAACTTCTCTCTACGCCGACGTGATGCGCTTCGAGCGGCTCGCCCGCTTCCTCCGCCGTGCGCTGGCAGATGTAGCAGCGCGGCGGATGTTGCGACGCCATCAGGGCGTGCTTCGACTTCGTGAACAGCGCTGTCGTAGTGCGCGGCGCATGGCCTGGCGTGATAACGTCCTCGACAAGAGTCGATTTCAATTCATGGTCTTGTGTGACTGGCATGGGCGCAAAAAAGCCCGCGCGCGGCGGGCTTGTCCTGTGGTGGTTGATGGTCAGGCGTCAGGCTTGAGGAACAGCGCGCGCTCGGCTCTGCGTCGTTTGACGAGGCCGGGAAGCACATGGCCGTTGGCGAGCGTCCAGCGTTCGAACTGGTTTCCTGCGCCGGCATAGTCGCCAGCGTTCAGCAGGCGCAGCAGCGTCGAGGCGGCGAACTGCGGAGCGCCCACGTTGTAGACAAAATCAGCGATGGCCGCCTTCTGATTGGCGGTGAGCGCGACCTTGACTAGCGCATCAATGCGCGCGCCAATGTCAGTGATGCGCTTCAGCAGGTCGGATTCCGCTTGCGTCTGCGTCCAGACAGTGCCCTTCGTGATGCCCCGCCCTGTTGCCCCATATCCGATCGTCCAAGGTTCTGCGCGCGTCGCTGGGTCGGGATAGGCGCATAGCTCGCAGCCTTCCGACTGCTTGACGAGCGCAACGGCGCTATCAATCCATGTGGGCGGGTTCATGTGCGGTCCGCCTTGTTGGCGAGTTTTTCGTCAATACGCTCCAACTTTGAAAACACCGCTTTGATGGTGTCGTTCAAGTTGTCGAGCGCCTTCTCCAGCGACTCCGACGTGACGAACTTGTTCGCGCAGTAGAGCTTGAAATCGGTCATCGCTGTTTCTGCCCTCTCGACGCGCGAGTGAAGGGAGCGAAAGAGCCACCAAAGCACGACGCCGCAGCCCGTCGCAGCGAGAATCAGCCAGCCATTCAGGATGTTGAAGTCCATTCAGATCCCACAAAAAGAAAAAGCCGCCCGAAGGCGGCTGGTTGCACGTATTGGTGAGCCTTTGCGGGATCAGTGAGGCAGCGTCGAGTTAGCCAAGCAGTGCCCCTTCTGCATCATCAGGAAGTCGATGACAGGCGCTGCAATCTTCGCCCACCGCTTGCCCTGAATCAGCGCGTTGCCGGTGCGCGTCGAGATCGTCTCGCCACGAGCGCCGCCGAACAGCGCATTGCCGCACTCGTCCTGCGCGACAGCCATCGATAGCGCGCGGTCAGTCGATCCAAATGTGGCTTGGCAGAGCATCGCGATAGACAGGATCGGCGCGGCAAGCGTGCACAGCGCCCAAACGAGCAGAAGTCGAAGGCGGCTCATGGTCACGCTGGCCATGCGAGGGTTGGCAGTTCCGGCTCGATGTCCGCATAGCCGGTCGGAGTAGCGCGCTTGCCAGAAGTAACGTCCGCGAGGATCTGATACAGCGTGTTCCACGTCGTATCGCGCGCCGTCACTGCATAGCCGCCCTCTTTCGCAAACTGCGCGACCGATGACGCGGCATAGGTGCAGGCACTCAGGATGCCGTCGTAGTTGCGCGTTTTCGCAAAGTCGTCCAGGCGTTGCTGCGTCTGCTGGACAACAGAGGCTTTTAGCTGCTCCTGTGCAAGTACCTGAGCGGCGGCGATCTGATCGGCGCTCATGTCGGTGACGACCCAAGCCGTCACCCAATTGCCGCCAGCGTCCTGTGTCACGCCGTTTCGCGCGACGGTCTGCGTGGCCGTGACGGCAGGCGCCGGCGCTTCGAGCACAGGATCAGCGCCCGCAAATTCGAGCGCGTCTGGTGTGAGCGGCGACGGCAGCACACTGTCAGGATGCGCCGCGCGCAGTTCAGCTTCAGATACGACTGCGCCAGTGGCGCGGATTCTGTATTCCATGTTGGTCCCTATGCGATGGCGAGGTAAATCATCGTTGCACCAGCAGCCGGGTTCAGGATCGAACCAGCCTTGGCGATGAAGCCGACCGATGCCGGGTCAACGATGTCGGCCGTCGTGACTTCGGTGGCCGTTGTGTTCAAGGTGAGTGATTTGTCAGCTCCGACGACAATTCCCCGCACGGTATCAACCGCAACCCAATCGCCCGTGCTGTCGATGCGTTTTGCGAGGACAAACCGCGCGCCGGAGGCAAAGCCGCAATTGACGGTCACGTCAGAGGCTGAGCCGGAATAACTCCCGATTTTCGAAACTCCCGGACACGATGCAAAAAGATACGAGACATACGTCGCCGCGCTTGTGTTGACGTTGGCATCCGTGCCGACGGTGAAGCTCGCGGCGGTCGGACTGGTTGAGTTCCAAGCCGTAGCATCCGTGACTGGCACAGCACTGCTGTTGAGCACCAGCTTCTGTGTGTTGGCGAGCGCCGAATGCCACACCTCCCATTGCGTTGCTCCTGACCGGCTTTTGCGGATCACCAACTCAGGCGCGACGGTCAGGTTGTGCGCGACGGTATGTGCCGCGCCTGTGCCGGTATCGCAGACGATGTCGAAGAAGCCGGGGGCGCGCGCGAAGAACCAATCAATCTCGGCATTCGCGTTAGCATTGAAGGTTGAGTTGAAACTAGGTCCGAGGGTGACGCCTGACGGATCAAACGAGACGATGTCATCCGCAACCGGCGCACCTCCTAATTCTGCTGCGGATGATGCTGAGGACAGGTATGTTGCCCGACCGCGTAACCTATCTCCAAAATATGCAGTGGTGGTATTGCCGCGCAGTTTGTTCATAGCCAAATCCGGCGCAAACCCCACGCCCGTCACTGTCGCAGCCGCACCCGTTCCCGTTCGCGCAATCGCGTTATACACACTCGCCCCGCTCGTCGGCGTGCGCATCGGGCCGCGTCGGATGGCGATATAAACATTGGTTCCGTTGAAAACAGAGCTGAATCCGGTTGCATTGGGGAAGATAAAGCCGCCCGAACTCTCTGCCGCGCTGGAGTCTGCAAGGAGGTATTTGTTATTCGTGCCGTCTGTATTCCAGCCTCTTGACGTGTCGAACACATACCAGTCTTGGGCTGTATCAAGCCTCTTAACCAAAATGTACTGCGGTTCCCAACCGAGATTAACGGTTGCGGACGGCCCGGTGAACGACCCACACTGCACGATCCCATTGACCGTATCCGGGTCATGCGCCCACGCGTAGGCGACATAGGTCGCGTTCAGGATGTTCGCGTTGCCCGACACCGAGAACGTCGTCGCGCTCGCTGCCGTGATCTGCGTGAACGATGCAGTCTGCGCGGCAGTCGTGTCGAGATACAGATCGCCCGTTGCCGAGCGGTGCCACACGGCCCAATCGCCAGCAGCGTCGCGCCGCTTAGCCGTCACCATGCCGGGAGCGATGCCGAGTGCGTGCGGAATCTGCCGGTTGCTCGTGCCGTCGCCGGTCCAGGTGACTACGTCGAAGAAATTGGGGGCGCGGCGGAAGGTCCAGGAGACGTAGGTGTTGCCAGAGGCATTCGACAACCCAGACAGATTCCCCAGTCCATAACCGGAAGACGTGAATCCAGTTACATCACTAGTGGTTCCCTCCGCAATAGCGGCGTTCGTGTAAAGATCTCGACCGACCACGCGTGAGGTGTCGACAACTGCGTGTGAGGCCGCGGCTGACCTATTCTGCAACCAAACCATCCCGCCTTTCGTCAGGTCGATGCCGTTGGTGATCGTCTGCGTCGAGCCATTGCCTGTATAGGTGTAGGCGCTGAAGACATCTTCCGAGTAAAGCTTGCCCTGCGCCCCCGCAGCGGCCAAAAGTGCGCGATGGCTCATGCGACCGCCTTGCCGAGCACGAACACAACCCATGCGGACAATCCAGCGTCATACGCCACGCCGAGCCAATCCACACCCGAGGATGTCAGCGTGCCGAGTGCGCCGCCCGGATACTTGGTGCCAGCCGGGAACGAGAGCGTGAATGCGCCGCCGTTCGTCACCTTGAGCAGGATCACTTGCGAGGTGTTCGCAGCCGGCGGATTCGTGAAGGCGAGCGTCGTCGCGGCAGTCGGCGTGAACGAGTAAGCCTGCGCCGCCGAGCAGTCGATCGACACTGCGCCCGACACATTGCCGAGCGCGGTCGATGCGGTGTCCATCGCTGTGAAGTGCGCCTTGCCGCCGAACGTCGCGCCGCTCGCGAGCATCTGCGTGAGGGTTTGCCAGAGCGACGCCGTGCCATTGTTCGTCAGCCACTTACCAGAGTTGCCGGTGAGTGATGGCAGGGGCGCCGATGCCGCCGCCGCTGCTGCGCTGTTCGCTGCATTGGTTGCGCTGGTTCCGGCCGCCGTTGCGCTGGTCGATGCCGCCGTTGCCGAATTGCCCGCGTTCGTCTCCGACGTGGCCGCATTGCCCGCGCTCGTGGCCGCCGCGTTCGCCTTGCCCAGCACGAAATTCGCAATAGCGATGATCTGCGTGAACATCGGCAGCAGGCGCACACGAAAGCCGCCATTGGCGAGGCCAGTCGTCGCGTTGCTGTCGTCAGTGACGGTCGAGCCGTCGCCGCCCACTGCCGGCGGGAAAGTTACTGTGTTCGTCATCAGGACGTTTCCTCAATTTCGAATGCGTTGCTGTTGTTGTTCTGGAAGACGGTCGTAATCGGGCTGAGCGCGCGCATGCGCCCGACGAACGATTGCCGGATCAGGTTCAGTGCGTCGGATGGGTCCCACGCGACGAGCAGTTCGCCATCCAGGCCGAGCTTTCGCTGCATCTCGAAGACTTGCGCCTTCGCCTCTGCGTCAGACAGGTAGTTCAGCGAGAACTTGTTGACCCGGCGCGGGTTCTTGCGGTCGAAGTACGGAACGCTGCCGAGCGAGCGCGCGACCTTTGTGTCGGTCTCCCAGTTCATCGATGCGCCATAGGCCATGTTCGTTGCCGGCTGCCAGCTGGGCGACAGGAACAGGCGGCCGAACTGCAGATAGCCAGCCGGGTTCGATGCATCGCTGAACTGAACCTGCACATAGCGCGCGAGCACGATGGTCGGCAGCACGTCGAGCAGGATGCCGGGATAGCCGACGCGATCATCTTGCGAGATCGTGCATTCCCACCAGTTATCGTCTTCCCATTCCAGCGTTCCGAACGGATAGACAACCGGCCATGCAACTTGCCAGCCCGAGTCATACTTGTTCGACGCGAACGTCGGGTCATCGCCCATCAGCACGCGCCACTGCCCCTGCGTGCTCATGTTGTGGTTGATAAGCGAGATCACCTGCAGCTTGCGGTCTTTGCCGAGGTCGATGGCGAACTGTGTGTTGGGCGTCGTGCAATCGGTCGTGCGAGCGACGCGCGCGAGACGGCGGTCCTGCAGGTTCGTCAGTGGCGCTTGCCAACTGCCGCCCGATAGCGTCGCGCCGTCCGTCAGGTTC